GCTGCTATCAGTGGATTTACAACTAACACTACAACGTCGAAGTAATCATTTCCTGCAGATGAATTACTAAGAACTTGGTCATTATAGGAACATCTAGCTAAGGCGGTATTACAATACATTGGGCACTCTATACAAATAGGGGTGCTCTCATTAGCATACAAAAATGCATGCGGAGCTGATAAAAGTTGGTTTGGTGTATTGGCTGTAGGTGATCCATGAGGTATAACTGCCGCTAAAAGACAACCAGCGTGAAAAGGAGTGCCTGTAGTTTGTAGCAACACACAAGGCTTCATACGATGGAGTGTAGCTATATTGAACGGTGTAGCACCCATAGCATTGCTTTGTATAGCGGATGGAAAGGATATTCTAAAAAGCTCTGAGAAAGTAACATCAGCAGTGTTCCACACTTTTGTCGCTATAAGAAACGGTTTCTCTAAAATCATATTTACGTCCATTTTCTTACTTTCTATTTCTGGAGAGATATTTGGGTATTTATTATAAACACCGGAAATTTCAACTTCGTCTCTCGTGCGTACAGTTGAAAAGTTTTCATTTTTACTTTGGTTTACAGCGATATTCTTAATTGTTTTGAGACGTCCCAGTTCTTGTATATCATACAAACAAAGCAGTCTTGCTCTATCCTCATCTTTCCCATACGTTCCTGCCGTTCGAGCCACAGCATTATAAGACGATTTCTGGGTAAGACATTGAGATTCTAAACTTAAAATCTCAACACTCATTTTATCAAACATAAATTCAGGTTTAATATTTAACAACCCGTATCTCATATTATAGTAATCATCTATCTCACTATGTTCATATAAAAATTGTATATAATTGACTGGTAACCTGACAAAAGCCAGCCAATTATGTTTGCTAAATTCTTCTATTTTATCTACACAACTATCATAAAGGGTTTCATGTAGATATATCTCTCTCTGGAAGGTGTGCAGTTTACCTGACATTACCTCATTCAAGTCTTTTGAGCTATCATACCAGGACAAACCGCTATATAAGGTATTAAGATCTAAGGGACATGCCATTCTCCCTAGTTTAGTATGGTATACAAACCTACGTTTTAAAAAA